TCGTAAGCTGGGTAAGATCTAGGGTGTAACCCTAACTGGGAAGGTAGGAACCCCCACTTCTTTCCGATTCTTGAACGAACAAATGCGTTTGTCCACTCAACTGAGCCACGGACAGCAGCTGCGCCGTGTAGCATACCGTGGTAATCGGAAAGAAATCCACCTCTCCGCAAGTGACGAATCTCACGCCACTTGCCCTTTGAATTCCTCAGAAATGCCGTCGAATTGATTTCGGCTACTGTTTCTGAACGAATCGTCTTCAGATCGTTAAGCTTGTACCCGCGAGGGTATGAAGACGCTTCGAGGTAAACGTTACTCGAGACGAGTGTGTCGTCTCCGTTTACCAGAATTGTGCCTTCTCTCCCTGCCAGCGCCCAACGCGCCGCGAGATACGAATGAAGACACAACAAAGGAAAGGAGAGGTAGCTCCCCATCATCTGCCCATGCGATACTTCCCGCTCCTCACCGTCGCAATCAATAAGCGGACGGAGTGATTGGTGTGCCCGTAGACGCACCGCACCTGGAATATTACGGGACTTTCTTAGCAAAGTCCCCAGTATCGCCTCTGTCACTTCAAGTGACAGGTTGTCTGTGGCGCTCACCAGATCTACTGAGGTCTGGCAAGGGTAAACACAGGCAGATGAAATTACCTTCTCCGTCGGTGGTCCGACAAGTCTCCATGATTGCTTCATCAAGACAGATTCAATCGTCTTGTGAAGAGGCGCTAGTATTTCGACACTTTCATCATAGATTACTAGTGGTCTACTCTTCCCAGCGCTCATGACAGCCTTGTACCGGGCTCGAACTGGCTCGTCCTCAAGAATGGACTTGCCAGTAAGGCACTGCCGGCGGAAAGATCTCCCCTTCCCCGCAAAGTAATGATCAGCTCTACGGCTGTTCATACGCGCGGATGCATTTGGACAATGACGCCAGACAAAATCGGCATAGTTCTTGTCCCAATTGTAAGGGAAGATCTTCGAAACTTCCTTCCTAACAAAGCGAAGGTAGTCAGAAGGTGAGGAGGGGGGTAAGGAGAAAGCGTTCGCCTCCCAAGACGAACGCTCGGAATTTGCGCAAGAAAGGCAGCCTGCAGGCAGGCTACGCTTCAAGGACGAGACGGAATGGGCTAATTCCCATCTCTCATGCTTGCGCAAACGTTGCAGGGTCGAAAGCCCGTCCGAAGACGGCCTTTGGCGTCGGGGAAACTTGACGCTAGGCCTCTGACGGCCCTGCAAAAGGAGGAAAGAGAGGAACCTTGATAGATCCGTAGGTCTCAGATCCGGTAACTCAGAGTATGGAATTCCATACCTGATCCGAATAAGTCTGAGACCGTTGGAAATGGTCTCTCTTGTGTCGAGGTTCGCGCGTTTGCACGATCGACACGTTTGAGCCTCAAAACCAGTATTGGGTTTAATTGAGGCAGCGGTGCACTCCTTAGTTGGAAGTGTGCCAGACGTCATCAGGGTAAGCTTAAG